ATCTCCAAAGCCTTCGACCCGACTTGAACGGGTGACCTGCTGTTTACAAAACAGCTGCTCTATCCAACTGAGCTACAAAGGCATACGTCTCAGGCTGGATTCGAACCAGCGACCAACGCTTTAGAAGAGCGATGCTCTATTCCACTGAGCTACTGAGACAAGTGGTAGTTCCTATCGCCTCTAACCCTGAACTACCAAGGGGGTCACAGCAGTGGTCTCTCAACCACCCTTATAGTATAGACCAAACCCCGACCGGTGTCAAGGGCTTTAGAAGGTTGGAACAAAGATGACTTGAGTATATCGCATTTCGTTCTTGAACTGATTTGTTGGTGTGTGTTGTCCGTGAGGAAACTGTGAGTCAAAAAGAACTGCTCGGTTTTGTTTACCTTGTACAGTATGTATCTTTTTGATTTCAGATTTCTTGGTACGAATCACAACATCAACATCATTTGGTACATTGTAAAAGTTTAAACCTTCACCTTCTTCATAGTGTTCATTTAAGAAAATTACTAATGCAATTTGTCCTGTAGATTTACAACCATCATATTCAGGAACAGTATGGTTATCACGATGACAACCATAATAATTCTCATCTAAAAATGAATCAAAATCATCAGTAAATGTAAAACAGTTTACAACAAAATCTTCACTGGGCAATAAACTCTGTGCAGGATAGTCTACGATATTTGATACTAGTTTTTTTAATGACTCATTACGTACATAAGTAAGTTCAGTTCCCTTCATGTTTCCACTGTAAACCTTTCTTGCATCAAGAAAAGTTATATTGTTGTCATCCTGTTCCCATATCAAACTCATTGAGAGTTTACTGAGCTGATTGGTAACTGATTGAATATCCTCATAAAAATTATCGATGATTGTTACCTTGGCAACTTCTGTATCGATAGTTTCAATTATTGGATTATCATTCAACACAAAGACTTTATTGTCAAATATCAAACTAGTATCAATAATCATAGATTATGCCAATACCATTTTTTTAGTGTAGTCATAGGCATAACTCTCACGATACCCTTTGATACCCCAACCCAACCAACGATATGATGGTCTCATATAATAAGATACTGTTTGTCCACCACCTTCAAATACTGGAAGTACTTTTTGAAACTGTGGTTCATTGACCATCCAACGAACTTGACAATCTAATTCACTTGGATTGCAGTCATACTTAACAGAAAAGTTTCCAAGTCCCCTATAACGACCAATAGAAGTCCATTGAATCAAACCAAATCCTCCACTATAACATCGTTCATAAGGAACACGAGCACCTCCTTCACAAATGTTTGAATTAAAGTTAGATTCTGATTTGATATTACCCATGATTGTTGCAAGGGCATTACGATCATCAATATTAGTATACTCTTGAAGTTTGGTAAGAACATATTGTTCATTAGGTGAACATGTAGGACATTTCCATTCCTTCTCAATCTCTACAATAACAATAGGTTCCTGTTCTACTTCTACAACTTCTTCTTCCTCTACCACTGTGTCACCAGTGACTTCTGCAAGATGCTCATCAAGAGTTTTTGCTGCGACACATGCACTACCAAGTAGGGTTGCAGCAATTGTGATGCTGGTAAAAAGTTTTCTAGTCATTAACTTAATAAAATTCAGATAAAGTTTATTTATTGTAATAATCCTTTCGGTAGTACCGCCCAAGGATGTTTGAATTGTAATACATGGGTGTCCCATCTGTCAAGGGCTGAGACAGGACCTCGTTCAGAAACAACTGACGAGTCTCCTCAAAGTTAGTTTGACCCTTAGTATCATGTAAGGAAAGTATCTCTCTGGTGAATTTATCCTTACCAAAAAGGTTCACATCCTCTTTTAATTCAGGACATGAACCATAGTATTTTTTCCAATCAGATTCTTGTTTTACTTTTCTCTTCTTTCCTTTAGGGGTTCTAAAGGACCAGAAGTACTTTCTTCCAATATAAAGCCGTTTGGTGGATAGACAGGTAATAAGGTAAACAAAACCAAAGTTATCCCCAATAAAATCACTGGTAAAGGGTTTACCTTCAAACAACCAGGGGTTTTCGTAGTCACACACTCACTTTTCTTCATAGTCCTGAAATATGTAGTCGTCTAACTTTTTGGCTTTTATTTTCTTATAATATCTGATTAGTTTTTGAAGGTAATTAGAGTTTGAATCCTGAGAAGGTATCTTTTTTGACATCTTGTTTGATTCCCCCAACCACATATGACTCAACTTCTGTTTCTTGGGGAGCAACTTGGAGACCCTTAGAAGAAATCCAGTGTTGTGTCCAAGGAAGAGGATTGTTCTTTGCTGCAACATCATAGACAGGTTTGAGACCAATGGCCTTCATCCTACGATTAGCAACCCACTCAACATACTTCTTGAGAAGAGTATCATTGAGACCAATCATTGAACCATCTTTGAAGAGATAGTCAGCCCATCTCTTCTCTTCGTTGACAGCCTTATCAAACATTGCATACAACCACTCCTCTTCCTCCTTCATAATTTGTTTCATTTCAGGATCATCACCATTCTTCCATTTGTTTAGAATGTTTTGAGTGATGGCGAGGTGTTGGTTCTCATCTCTTGCAATGAGAGATATAATCTTCGCAGAACCCTCCATAAGTTTGAGTTCACCAAATGCAAAACTGCAAGCAAAACTAACATAGAACCTAATACCCTCAAGAATATTAACGTTCGCAACAGCTCTGAATAGTTTTCTTTTAACATCTTTAATGTGATAGTCTCTTGATGGTGAACCTAAGAAGTCAGTAGACCACATATCACTAGTACCCCACTGTTGTGCGGCATGGATGAAGTCATCATAAGATTCAGTTACACTCTTTGCCCTCTCCAAAATCCTAGAATCTGTAATGATATGATCAAAGATATCACTAGGGTCTGAGTAGATATTTTTGATGATGTAAGTGTATGAGCGACTATGGATCATCTCCATAAATCCCCACACTTCCATACATGCTTCTAGTTCAGGAAGAGAACAGTAGGGAATGAATGCCATACCAGGACCACGACCCTGAATAGAATCAAGCATGATCTGATACTTCAGGTTGGAAGTATAGATATGCTTCTGTTCTGGTCTCAGTGTTTGATAGTCTGCCCTGTCCTTCTGTAGAGATACCTCTTCAGGTCTCCAGAAGTAACCCAACTGCTGTGTTGTAAGTTTATCAAAGACTGGATACTTATATGAATCATATCTTTGAACCCCTAATGGCTTTCCAAAAAACATAGGTTGTTTCTTAGAATCATGAACTTCAGTATTAAATACTGTCATTCCTTTCACTGTATTCATTGTATTATTAGTGTCCACTGATGAAACTTTAAACTGCGCAGGATTCACACTCTCCCTCCTCTACCGATTCTAATTCGTTTAATAGATTATTAAGTTCAGACTTCTCCTCAACAACCTCATCTGTTTTAATGTCATAGGTGTTCTGGTAGTAAGAAGTCTTCCAACCATACTTATATGTAGTAAGGAGATCATTTGCCATTTGAGAAACAGGAACCTCATTGTCAGGATAGTTCTCAGGATTGTAACTCCAGTTACCAGAGATTGCCTGATCAAAGAACTTCTGCATTACAGATACAATATTGATATACCCTGTGTTATCTTTCATTTCCCACAGAAGTGTATAGTTATTCTTCAACGATTGATAGGATGGAACAATTTGCTTAAGAGGTCCCTTCTTTGACTTCTTAATGGACAGATAGTCTCTAGGTGGTTCGATTCCATTGGTTGCGTTTGACACAACGGAACTGCTCTCCGAAGGCATCTGTGCGGACAGTGTTGAGTGCCTAAGACCGTAGGTGTTGATAGATACTCTAAGACTTTCCCAATCATGTTCTAACCTCTGGTTTGAAATCTCATCAACTTCTTTTTTGTATGTATCAATTGGTAGAATACCATCGGCATACTTAGTTCTACCAAAGTATTCACAGTGTCCCTTCTCTTCTGCAATTTTGTTAGAAGACTTCAGTAGATAATACTGGAAGGATTCAGAGAGACCATGAACTGCGTCCCATGCCTCCTGTGAGTTATAATCATACCCTAGTTTGGCAAGATAGTGTGCCAGACCAATATAACCTACCCCAAGTGACCTACGGGCCTTTGTAGCCACTTCTGCGGCCCTTACAGGGTAGTCCTGATAGTCTATCAACTCCTCCAGACCCCTGACTGACAGGTCACACAGGTCTTCCAGTTCCTCATCAGACTTGATCTTACCTACATTGATAGCAGACAGAATACAAAGAGCAATCTCACCTGGCATGTCCTCATCAATATGAGTGATAGGATCTGTAGGGAGTGTAATCTCTTGACACAGGTTACTCATATTCACCTTGTCCTTGAAGGAGGAGTGAGAGTTACAGTGGTCAATGTTCATGATGTAGATACGACCAGTCTCTGCTCTCTCTTTCAGTAGATCAAGAATGAGTTCCTGGGCACCAATTGCTTTTTGAGGAACATCTGGGTCACCCTCGTAAGCTCTGTATAGATTATCAAATCCAGGAGTACCAAAAGCATCATACAAACCTGGCACATCGTGAGGTGAGAAGAGTGTGATGTGTTCGTTATTGATGAATCTCTCGTAAAAGAGTTTGGATAGTTGGATGGAGTAGTCAAGTTTTCTTACACGATTGTCTTCAGTTCCTTTGTTGTTCTTGAGAACTAGAATGTCTTCTATTTCTTGGTGCCAGATAGGAAAGTGAACTGTAGCAGAACCACCTCTGATACCGTTTTGTGTGCAACATCGTACAGTGCTTTCAAACTTTTTGAGGAAGGGGACCACACCTGTGTGTTGTACCTCGCCGCCTCTAATTTTAGAATTGATGCCGCGAATTCTGCCTGCGTTAATACCGATACCAGCCCTTTGTGCGACATATTTACCAATAGCCATATCGCTGCTAAAGATACTATCGAGGGTGTCATCAACATCAACGAGAACACAAGATGCAAATTGACGGAGTGGCGTCCGAACTCCTGCCATGATCGGCGTTGGGATGTTGAGTCTGTGTTTGGAGATTGCGTCGTAGTATCTCTTGACATATGAAAGTCTCGTTTCCTTAGGATAATCACGGAAGATTGTCAATGCAATCATAATGTACATGAACTGAGGAGTCTCATGGACAACACCCTTGCTCCTGTCCTGCACTAGGTATTTATCTACAACCTGCCTCAATCCAGCATAAGTGAACATGAAGTCACGTTCATGATCAATAAAGGTTTCTACCTTTAGAATTTCCTCTAAAGAATACTTACTAAAAATATCTTTATCATAAAGATTATCATAAGCAAGTTTAGTAATATGGTCTGTCAGATTTGGTAGTTCGTGCATCTTACCAAACATACTCTTCCTCAAAGAGAACAGAAGAAGTCTGGCAGCAACAAACTGATAATTAGGATGTTCCAAATCAATCAGATCTGATGCACTCTTAATAAGAATCTCCTGAATCTCTTCAGTTGTAATACCATCATAGAATTGAATGCCAGATGTCATCTCAACTTGACTTGCAGACACACCAGCGAGACCCTTACATGCCTCATCAACCATCTTGTGCATCTTTTCAAGATCTAACTTCTCAATGTTACCATTCCTTTTAGTAACTTTCAATCCGTTGCTCATATCTTTTTCCAGGTTGTGAATTTTAGTTTTGCTTGTAGACCAGTGTATACATTTGATTCTACTATCTCTTGAACGTTATGTCCAGATAGAACCATATCATTTATATCTTTTTCTCTGATAGTGGTGGGCCAGATGACAACTCTGTCTCCTCGTTCAATACAGCGTTCAATTCGACCAACAATCTCTTTATTGCGGGGCTCGTTATCGTATACAAAAACTTTATCGCTTCTCTCAAGATCACTAATTTCACCGTCACTACCACACATAGCCACACTATTGTTGATGAAAGTGCTGTCAAAGGGTCCTTCAACCACATAGACTGGTAGTCTTTTATCGATTGTGTCAAGTCCGTAAACTTTAGGGGCATCGTCATCCAACATAATGGTTAAGTATTTAATAGGGTTTGACGAGAGGGCTCTTCCCTGAACTCCTATAAGTGTGTTATTCCTAATAAGAGGAATGACAATACGTTCTTCACCATAATTAGTAGATTTGAATGTATCTGGTTTGATACTATTCACAAACTCCATAAAGTTTCTGGCAAAGTAAAACTCTCCACGAAATATTGCTCTAGACTCTAAGTAATTTTTAGATCTAGATTCAAGAAATGCACTTGGTAAGTTGATCACAATCTTCTCCTTGAAATCTGGTTTAGATGTCTCAACCTTTTTAAAAATATCTTCAGGAGTTTCTGCAGGAAAGTTTTTACCAGTCTTTCCATCTTTAAACTTTTCAAAGATATATTCCTTATGTGTTTCAGAATCTACATCCTTTAAAAAATTATTAAAAGACATACTAACACCACAGTTATGACACTTGTAGTTAGTGTTATTTTTGACACGATAGAGGTAACCTCTAGCCTTGTTCTTTTGTTTCTGACTGTCACCACAAATTGGGCACCGAAAGTTATAAAGGTTTGGTTTTACCCTTTTAAACTTTGGTAAC